CTTTGCTCTACTTGGCATTAGTAACCACCCATTCCTCTAGATGGTTTCATACTTGCTTTCTTTTTCATCTTTCCCATCTTACCCATCTTTTTACCACCATAACTTAGACATTCGGACATGGTTTTATACTTTTTCCCCGGTCCTACCATTGTTTTACATTTCATTGGACTTGGCATTACTTGCCTCCTTTCATTGATTTTTGAATTGCAGCTGACCTTTTACTTTCGTAACCAGATAGTTTACCATCTTTATTAAGGTCTGCTTTTTTTGTTACACATCTTTTAAGTTTCATATCGTAGACTTGACCTACTTTACATTTCATTTTACCTTTCATATTATACTTCCTTATCATTCCGCCAGTTTTTAATTTTGTTGCACCACCTCTTCCTGTGTCTGGAGCTGCTACATCTGATAATCCAAATACGTCTGCCATTACTTCCAACTTATCCTTTTACTACTTGTTTTCTTTTTCATCGCTGATGTGCATTGTGCCATTGTAGGTCTGCAGGCTGGGTATCCCTTTCTCTTTTCACCTTTTCGTCTCCCACAGGGCTTTCCTGTTTTGCAATCAACCCAGCCTTTTCCTTGATTTCTTGAAAACCATTTTCGTAGTCCTTCTTTGGCCATTACTTCTTTTTCTTTTTACTTGAGTTGCCCCAATTAGCAGCTCCTACTTTACGACATCTAACTAATGCTCCAGAAGCATAAGCTGAAGGCCACACTTTGTATCTTGCTCTCACTTTATGATAACACGCATCTTTCTTAGACATTTAACACTTCCACCTTCTTCTAGCTGCACAGATTCTTTTGTCAGGTGTTTTAGAACAGTTAATACCATGCATTCTCATTTGCCCAGCAGACCTACTACAATAAGACTTTCTTCTTTTTGCAGACTTACTACCAGGCTTCACCTTTCCTGTTACAGCGGTTTTTAATTTAGAACCGGGATTCATTCTTCTATAGGCAGCTACACCAGCAGGAGTCATTCCCGCTCCAGATTTAGTGGACCGAAAGTTCTTCTTATTTTTTGCTGGCATCTTACCCTTAGACATTACATTCCCTTTGGTTTAGTAGAAAGAGTTCCCTTCTTCATCCTGTTTAATCTATATTTAGTAAACTCTTCTGGAGACATAGAAGCCTCTTTAGATTGTTTTTTCTTTTTTACTTTATCAATGCATTTATCTGCTTTTGGGTCGTAAGACTTACCTTGAAGTCTACACTTAGCTGATGATAACATTTTCTTTATAGCCATACTATAATCCCATTCTACTCATTACTTTTTCAAGTTTATTTCTTAGTTCTTCCAACTCTCCGTAAATGAACTCAATATGTTTTTCAGTTACCGAAGGTTGTTTTTTTGCTTGTTTCTTAGCTGCTGGCATTATGCACCAATCTTCTTGAGTAGTACACCTTTGATTACTTTCCAAAGTGCCTCAAGTATTTTTTGTTCTGTTTTTTCAGAGATGATAGGTATATCAACTGCTTTATTAATCTCAGCGATTACCTCTGCTCCGTTTTCATCTGACAATAAGTCATCTGCTATTAGTTTTGCTAACATATTAACTTTCCTTTATCTTTTTTGTTTTTAAATATAAATAGTAAATCTGTACTGCAAACATAATACACATAAGTACACCAGACAATAAATCGGTCCAGTAAACAACGCCTAGACTTGCACTTAATCCAGTAACCTTAAGACTATCCATCAATTTACACTATCTGCTTGTGACTTAGAACCTTGTCCAGAATTATAATACTGTATTGTATCTTGTTGCATTTCATTTTCCATTTGTTTTTTTAGCACAACTGAATATAATAAATCAAGATGTTTTAATAAAGAGGCTATCTGTGGCATTTCAACAAGCAAAGGTTTCTCTTCTTGTTTATACTGAGCATTGTATATATCCATTAATTTATGCATTAGTGTTTCCCATTTATCCTACTTAATGAACCATCTATTCTAGATACTTGATTATCTAAATCATTTATTTCTTTTGTAAGAGCATCAAATTTTCTATCTAACTTATCATCAGATTGATTCCATCTAGCAATTAACTTTATAATCATTCCTTCCATGTTTTCTAAAGTTTCTGATTGACCTCTATTTTCTACTTTTAACGCTTCTAATTCTTCTTGTTGCCTAGCTGATTTATTGGACATAGACACAACTAAATATACAAACATAGCACCCACTACTCCTATCATTCCCGCTTCGCCATATAATGCTATAAAATCCATTTTATTTCTTCTTTTTTTTGCCCCAACTAAATGGGTTTAAGTTTAATTCCTTTTCGTAAAATGCTACCTTCTGTGCTAATTCTTCTCTTTCAGCTTTTTCTTCAACAATATGTTTGCTAAGTAAGTTTTCAATTTGCTCATCAGCAGTTGCCACTTTATTTTCCAATGCTTTGATTCTTCCTTCAATTTGTAAATATCCATATACCAACCCTGCAACCAATACAAGTCCTTGAGCCAACCATTTAAGATTAATACTAACAATGGCGTTATCATCAAGAATAGTAGTCCTATAACTTCTAGCGGTATTCGGTTTTCCACTCATTTCACCTCAACGTATTCCCATTCATCATGCAAATGACACCAATTTTCACCATTGTAAACTTTATTGGCATACCAATGTTGAATACTATCATGAGACATTATTTCTATAAATGCTGTATTTATAACTGTATCTTGCGGAGTTATCTGAATCCCTCCTACGCTCCAACCCTGACTGCATCCTAATATATTCATAAGAAACAGGCACGTCATAACTCGTACTAACAACTTTAAATCCTCCATATTTTATCTGTTTTATTATTTTATTCATAAAGTCTTAATCACATTATTTTCTAATTTGTGTTTTCCTATAATCATTCTACCAGTACCTCCACCATGCCTAGAATCACACTCATCTACATATGCTTGTTCTATAGTACCCCAACTATCACTACGTTTAATTACTTCACCATCTAATACTAGAAAGTATTTATACCTAGAAGGATAAGTCAGGGTCTCAGTCGTACCATCTGGGTATTTTTTCGTTCTAATAGCACCGGGAGTTGTATTCCTGTAAAGGCGCAAGTAATGACCCTGAGAACTTTTCCTTATAAGCATTAGTCTTCTTTAACCTCTTCTTCAGATTCTAATGATTGTTTCAACATATTAACAAACGCATCGTGACCTACTCTAAGTTGGTCTGCAATAAAACCATTAGATGCTTGTTTGTTTTGTATGTCGTTTATATGATTTACCATCATCTTCTGTTCGTCAGTTAAGTCCTCAATGATATACTCTACACCATCAAGATTAATAACTGGCTTTTCTTTTTTTTCTTTAGCCATTATTTGACTCCTTGTTTAGTTAACAATTACAATTCTTGCATTTACAGCATTTACACATATTATTCTCCAGATTCTTCTTCTGGTTCAGGTTTACTATCCTCATACGCTTTTTTAATGTCATCTGTCCACAGTGCATTTGCCATTGCCTTTAATTCATCAGACTCAGCACTTACATCTGCATCTGGCATAAATGCCTTTCTATGATATGAAAATGATATTTCTACACCATCTTCCTCAATAGATGTTTTACAACGCTCTTGAATACATTTGTATTCTCCACGCACTTCATAATCGTATGTTTTTTTCTTTTCTAAAGCCATTTTAACTCCTTATTAGTTCCACTTAATTATCCAATTAAGACTTATTCTACAATAAAAGTACCAGAAATAAATACTTCCATATTATCATTTTCACCAAAATCATCACCCATATTGCCTTCTTCATTACTGTTAGCTCCTTGAAGATATAATAGTGTTCCATTTGGTATAATAGTTCCGTTAATTACATCATCAGTAACAAGGGAAGAACCTTTTACTATAACTGGAAATACTGACCTTAAATTTGTCGTATTTTTAGAAGTAAAAGGCATACCACTTATTGCAATATTATCATCTACTCTTGCATTATCAGCGTTCCACTTTAAATAAATTTGAAAATGGCACACATTGCCTATTTTTGTATATACTCCAGTTTGAGTGACATTTGTAGAGTTTGTCATATCATCAGAGTTTTGATAATAAATAGCTGGTGTAAAAGTGCCTTCTTCATAATCATCAAGGGTGTTCACATTTGTTTCATTTGAAAAAGATGCTGGAAATCTTACTCCACCACAAAATACTGTAGCATTGTAAGCCTGTGACATATATACTTCAGTTACAGATGTATTACCAAGTGTTACTGAGTTATTTCCTTGACCAGTCACTCCTTGACCTATTGCTATTTGATTAGTCGCTCCATCGGCACTTACGTCTGCTTGATAACCGATACAAGTATTGTTAGAACCTCCCTGTATCAAATCGCCTGCAAAAGAACCCACTCCGACATTCTGAACGCCTGTAGTAACACCAGCTAAAGCAGTTCTTCCTAAACCTGTATTATTGTCTCCTGTAGTAAGAGCATTTAAACCATCTAATCCAATAGCAGTATTATTAGTAGCACCTTCCATTGCTCCTTGCATTACACCAGCACCCACTCCTGTGTTAGAAGTACAAGCTGTTGTAGTCCAATCTCCAGAGCCTGCATTTGCACCAATAAATGTATTATTAGTATTAACAAGACCAGCATCTTGACTCATTACATTATAGCCAAGTGTTGTATTGTAACTTCCTTGAGTGGTTTCTAACATATTGTTATAACCAACAGCAGTGTTTTGAGCTCCAGATGTCAATGCTGTAAGGGCTTGATAACCAATTCCAATTGTGCCTGTCATTCCTTGAGCATTGCCTGTTGCATCTACAGCATTATAACCTATCGCAATATTTCCTACAAAATCTATGTTGTTATTTAAAAGGTCGCCACCAAGTAAGGCATTTGTACCTATAGCAATATTGCCATCTATTTCTGTAGTAGAACGATAGCCTTCAACAGCACCCATTGCATCAGTACCGATTGCAATATTATGGTTTCCAGCATTAGCTGATGCCGCTATGCCACCTGAACCATCTCCACCTTGCAAAGCATCCATAGCTTGATAACCAAATGCAATGTTGTTAGTTCCTGTTTGCATTAAGCCCATAGCCTGATGCCCTATGGCAAGGTTTTTAGCCCCAGATGTCAATGCTGACAATGCCATATTTCCAACGGCTACTGTTCCATCAGTTGTTGTCTGATTGTTAGATATTACATTTCCTGCTCCGTGACCAATCAAAACATTGTAACTGGAATTACTCAAAGTATATCCAGCAGAACCACCAATAACTATATTCTGAGTACCTGTCGTAACTGAAAATAATGAACTTGCTCCGACAGCAATATTATGAGAACAATTACCACCT